CAAATCAAGCTATTCAAGACGCTAATATAGTTCCAGAAGACGCCTACGTAACTTGGGGAGATGACCTAGGAAGTAAAAATGATGCACTTAAGGAATCGTCCAAGGCATTGGATGAATATGGCATTATCGAACATGCATATGGTCATTATGGTGCTCCTATAGGAAATCGAAGTAATGATTTTCGTGATCTTACTCCAAATGGCACAGACGGTCGTCCGGGCTTAACCAAGTCTGCATATGATTGGTTTCGTCCAAATGAAGCAATACCAGTACAGATCAAACCTATTATTAAAAGAGCAGAGCAAGTTTATCAAAAAGTTGGTTTAGTAAAAAACGTAATTGATTTGATGGGAGACTTTGCTAGTCAAGGCATTAGAATTGTACACAAAGACCCGAAGACACAAATGTTTTATAGGAACTGGTTTAAAAAAGTAAAAGGCAAAGATAGAAGTGAAAGATTTTTAAACAATCTTTACAAAACCGGCAATGTTGTCATAACTAGACAAACAGCTAAACTGACTCCCGGTGGTGCTAAAAAAATGTATAAAGCTGTATCTGATGCTAACTACAAAGTAAGCGATCCTATTGATTTAAAAATTAATAAAAGAGAAGTGCCTTGGGTTTACACTTTTATTGATCCTTTCTATGTAGACATAGCTGGTGGGGCTTTAGCTGCTTTCACTCAGAAAAAAGTATTTGAAATTAATCTACCTTCTTATTTACGTAAAGTGATTCTTGCCCCAAAGACAGATGCAGAAAAAGCAATCGTAGAAGGTTTACCTCCAGATATTCTAGAAGCAGCAAAGACTAGAAAGAAGTATCCTCTCGACCCAGCAAAGACTATTGTACACTATTATAAAAAAGATGATTGGCAGGCATGGGCTTACCCTATGGTCTATGCCGTGATGGATGATATTATGGTAATGGAAAAGTTAAAGTTGGCAGATATGGCGGCTCTTGACGGGGCTATTAGTAATATTCGTATATTTAAAATTGGTAATTTAGAACACAAAATTGCTCCAACGAAAGCCGCCGCATCTAAGTTGGCTTCTATCCTCGGCAATAATGTCGGTGGTGGTACAATGGATTTGGTATGGGGACCAGACATTGAACTTATTGAAAGTAAAACTAATGTACATCAGTTTTTAGGTGAAGGTAAATATACTCCTCATCTTAATGCTATCTATGCTGGTCTTGGTATTCCTCCAACTCTTACTGGAACTTATGGTGCAGCAGGAACGACTAATAACTTTATTAGTTTAAAAACTTTAACACAGCGTTTAGAGTACGGTCGTGATGTACTCACTGAGTTCTGGAATAAAGAAATGACAATCGTTCAACAAGCGATGGGTTTTAAAGAACCTGCACACTTAGAATACGACAGAATGGATTTGTCAAACGAAGAAAGTGAAAAGGCTCTATTGGTGCAACTTGCTGATAGAAACTTGATATCCGAAGAACTATTGCAAACTCGATTCGATATGGACCCAGACATGGAGAAGTTTAGAATAGATAAAGAAACTCAAGCTAGAGAGAAAGGTAAGATGGCAGATAAAGCAGGTCCATTTTATAACCCTCAAAGCGAGGAGGCCTTAAAGAAAATTGCATTACAGCAGGGTCTTGCTACTCCTAGTGAAGTAGGTTTGGAATTGAAGCCAAAGAAAGAAGGAGAAAAGACAGTCACTGAAATGAAGGAAAGCCCATCTTCGAAGAAGGCAGAAGATGTTCCTACATCTTTGCCAGACAGCGAACCCGGAAGACCAAAGAACTCTCCCGATACTGTTCCTGTAAGGAAACAAAAAACATTTAAACCGAGACAAGGAGCGAGTTTATCTTTATGGGCCTCAGAAGCACAAGATAAAATCAGCAAGATAGTAAACCCAATTATGTTGGAGTATTATTCCAAGAACACACTACGTTCGCTATCAAGCGAACAAACTCGTGAAGTAGAAGACGTAAAAACCCGGATACTTTTCAACTTGCAACCATTCTGTACAATAGACCACGACTGTGTGGTCGCCAAAGTGGGCCAATCAATAAATAATGAGATTATGACCAATTATAGTGTATGGTTAAGACAGATGGCTTTAGACCTTGGTAAAGAGTTAAATGTAGACGAACAAAAACAAGCGAAGGCTTCTTACTACGCAGTACTAAAAGGTGAATAAATGGAAATATACAAAAATGAAGTAAATGACGGTTTAGCAGAAAAGATTTTGGCAAGCCAATTTATAACTATCGCTTCCGCAGCAGAACCCTGTCAGAAAACGCTTGCACAGGAATTAAAGAGCCAAAAGGCTGCTGCTTCCTATGATGATGCAGATTTGTACTATGTGCAGTCTATTATGGTTACATCAAACTGGAATCGAAATGATGATATTTTTGATGCGGTAGAAGTCTGGAAAGCACGTAAAAGCCCAGAAGACAAACCAACAAATTTAGAACACGACGAAAGCATTATAATCGGCCATATCACATCAAACTGGCCTATTGATGACAACGGCAAGACTTTACCAGATACTCTATCTGATGATGAAGTGCCTCAAAAATTCCACATACTTACTGGATCGGTTATTTATCGTGCATTTACTGACCCAGATTTAATGGAGCGTTCACAGAAACTAATTGCAGAAATTGAAGATGGTACAAAATATGTGAGTATGGAGTGCTACTTTAAAGCCTTTGATTACGGACTAATTGATAAAAGTACCGGGGATTATAAGGTATTGGCCCGTGGTGAAGACACCGCGTATTTGACTAGACATCTTCGTGCTTATGGCGGTACAGGAGAACATGAGAACTATAAAATTGGCCGAGTTTTGAGAAATATTACTTTTAGTGGAAAAGGCTTTGTTGACAAACCAGCGAATCCTGAGAGTATAATTTTCACAAAAGAAAATATTGACAAAATTTTTGATCAAAAAAATGACGATTTATCAGAATCAGGTGTAATACCAAGTACGTTAACTTCTACGGAGAAACTAACCATGAGCACAGATAATTTACAACAAGATGTTGCAGAGATCAAAGATAGTCTTTCAACTGTTGCTTCAACAGTAGAGGACGCTAAGGCTTCCGCAGCGGAACTAAAAACACTTAACCTAGAATTAGAGGGTAAAATGAGCGAATTACAAGCAGAGGCCGAAATGGTCAAAGATGAAAATCTTAAGATGAAGAAAGAAAAGGAAGAAGCCAAGAAAGAGTATGTAAAATCTTCCGAGGAACTTGAGGCTCTCAAGGCTGCTTTCGCAGAACTTGAAGAAACCCTTGCAGGAGTACAAAAGAATTTAGCTGAAAAAGAAAAGATGGAAGCCGAGAAAAAGGCCAAATCTGATGAACTTGAAGCTGAACTTGTTTCTGCACATGAAAAAATTGCTGCTTTTGAAGCAGAGAAGGCTGAAGCTGCCCGTCTTGTACTTGTAGCTGCCCGTGTTTCTGCTCTCGTAGAAGCAGGCGTTGATGAAGAACAAGCATCAGCGACAGTTGAAAAATTTGCTGATCTTGATGACGAATCCTTTGAGGCTATTGTTAGTCTAGCCGCACTCACCAAGAAGCCTCATACTGGCAAGGCTCCTGTTGAGAACGACAAAGATAACACTCCGGTAAAAACGGTAAAGGCTGAAGAAGAAGTCCAAGAGACGGAAGGGGCTGAAGAAGCACAAGCAACTGAAGCCGATATTGATTCTTTAGAAGAGGCAGTAGCAGAAGAGACACCTGATCTCACAGTCGGCTCTACTTCCGAAGAAGATGAACAGTCCAGCGTTCGTGCTGAATTAGTAGAGTTCGTAAGTGCAAGGCTTAACAAATAACTTTTTTACCAATAGGGAGAATTAAAATGGCTTTAAAACCAGATCGTATCGAGATTTACACAGATATCTCATTTTTCATGAACACCGTTGCCGAGCGTGGTGGCGTTGTTTCAGTTGTAACAAGCGGTTCAGGCGTATCAATGGATGACGCTAACGCCGTAGTTGAATATGCTGACGCTGCAAGCGGTAGTGCTGCACTTGGCGTACTTCTTTGTGATGTTGTTAACAAAGACCTCACCAAATGTCATATTAACTGGCATAAGGATGAGATGCAGGTAGGTGGCAAAGTCACTCTCCTTCGTCGCGGTCAATGTACCACTAATATGGTTGATGGAACTCCATCAGCAGGTGACAAGGCTTATGTCGGAGTTTCCGGCCTAGTCTCAACCACCGAAGGTGGTCAACACATCGGTCAATGGCTCAGTGCTGTTGATGAAGATGGTTTTGCTAAATTATCCGTTACCGTTCACTAAACTAATTTCAATAGGGAGAAAATAATTATGTCAGATGTTCAAACTAAAATTTTCGAGCCGACTCCAGAATTGACTGATCTTTTGATCCGTTCTGGTTCAGCTAAGAAAGAGGTTTCAGTAGCCGCAAGTGCAGAATTTGCAAAGGCTCTTGAGCAACCTCTCCGTCAGGGTGTCCTTAGTGGCAATATTCTTAATGGTATTTTTGAGCCAATTCGTTTGGCCCAGAGTGCTACTCCAGAATTTCCACTTGATTTTCTTGCACCGGGAACTGAAAAAGATTTCGTTGCTTATACCATTCCTAATCATGGATATATTCCAGAACGTCACGTAGAAGGCGATTATGTCATGGTTCCGACCTTTGACATCGGTGCTTCTATTGATTGGCTTCTGAAGTATGCTCGTGATGCACGTTGGGATGTCGTCGGTCGTGCTATGGAAGTACTTGAGGCTTCTTTCACTAAGAAGATGAATGATGATGGTTGGCACACCATTCTTGCTGCTGGCGTTGATCGTAACATCGTTGTTTATGACAGTGATGCTGCTCAAGGTCAATTTACTAAGCGTCTTGTCAGTCTCATGAAGACCGTCATGCGTCGAAATGGTGGCGGGAATAGTGCTAGTAACAATCGTGGTCAGTTGACTGACCTTTATGTTTCACCAGAAGCTATGGAAGACATTCGCAACTGGGGAGTTGATCAGGTTGATGAACTCACTCGTCGTGAAATCTATGTTGCTTCTGATTCCGCTGCTGTTATCAATCGTGTCTTTGGAGTTAACCTCCATGATCTCGACGAACTCGGTGTCGGTCAGGAATATCAGTTGTTCTATGAGAACGTCCTTAATGGCACAATGCCAGCAGGTGACGTAGAAATTTGCGTAGGTCTTGATCTTCGCAAGCGTGATTCCTTCATTATGCCAATTCGTCAAGAAGTTCAAATCTTCGAAGATGATGTTCTTCATCGTCAGAAGAGAGCAGGCTTCTACGGATGGGCAGAGCAAGGCTTTGCTGTTCTTGATAATCGTAGGGTCTTACTTGGCTCTATGTAAGGTTTCTCTAATGTTGTAAATTTAATAAAGGGGCCGTCCTAAAAGCATTTGGGGCGGCTTTTTTTATTGTCTTTACTGGTGTATATACAATTATCCTAACATTCAGAGGTAATACCTATGTCAGCAAGCGAATATAACTTTAAAATAGAGCAAGGGTCCACATTTAAGATCAGGTTTTATTACAAAGATGAGAATGGCGATCCTATAGATTTAACTGGATACTGTGCTAGATTAACATGGAAGACTAATTTCGGTATCAAACAATCTTTTTTTACTCAAAACACAGATTATAGTGTATATAAATTTGAATTGGATGAAGCAAACGGAGGTATGATTTTGACGCTTCCTGCGTCAACAACTAACAGTTTTGAATTTTCTTATGCTAAATATGACTTAGAACTGCAATCTCCTGATGCTATTTATTCTTCAGATAACTTTTACACATATAGGCTTTTATATGGTAAAGCGACTATTGTGAAACGATATAGTACAACTTTAGAAAATTTGGAGTGCCAGAATGAGTAATAAAAATTATATGACAGTTGAAAGTTGCAATATTGACAATCTGCCATATGTACAAGTTCAGGTAGTTGAGCCCTGTTTGAATATACCTATTACTATTGGAGATTTACCAGATAATATTCCTATGTCTAAGATATCTGGTAATTTAGATGTCTCTAGAATAGACAACTTAGATGATTATTTATTAAACTTTAACTATGAATTAGACGGCGGTACGCCTTAATATTTTTTTACAAGGAGACAATCAAAATGCCAGTAGATACAAAAATTCAAATTCGTCGAGGTTATTCAGATAGCTTTGCCGGATCAATACCCGCAGGTCAGAGCAAGTGGTCAGGTGTTAATCCTGTTTTAGCACAGGGTGAACTTGGCTACGAAATCGACACTAATCGTGTTAAGATTGGTGACGGACTAACAGCATGGACTAGTCTTGAATATGCCAGCAACTCACCTAATGAAGAATTTCACTATGGAGTAAGCGGTATTGGAATTGACTTTCCAAATGATGAGATTCGTATAGCAGTCACGGGAATCGAACATTCACAAGTAAATGATTGGGACGATGCCGTTAGTGGTCTTCTTCCAAGTTTTACTGGTGTAGATGGAGTCGAAGTCGTTTGGAGTGGAGAAGAGAACAGATGGTATGTTGCTCTTGAAGACCCAGTAATTGACACTGGTAACATTATCGGTTTTGAGGAAGCTGTTCGTGACGTTATCGGTGAAGAGGCTGGAGGAAGCGGTTTCCTTCGCAATGGTTATGGCATAGACATGACCTACAACGACCTGCAAAACAGTGTTGTTGTTTCTTTCACAGGGACTCAGCTTACAGGTGTTCTTGATGTTAATGCCACAGCAACAGAAGTAAACTACCTTGCTGGTTCAATTCCGGGTAGAGTACTTGCTAATAAAGCAGTTGTTGCTGATGCAAGTCGCAATATCGGTAATGTTAATGATTTGAACCAGCAAG